ATGACTATAATGAATATCTAGAACCTTTAAGATCTTTTGTTTTACCAACAGGACCACTGCACAATGCAAGGACTGTTGTAAGAAGGGCAGAGCGTGAAGTTTGGAAGATAGAAAACGTAAATCCAAACATTGCTAAGTATTTAAATCGTCTATCAGACTTATTGTTTGTTATGGCTAGATATCACAATAAAGGAAAAGAAAAAATGTGGGTGCCAAACAATGGGTAGAGAAATTGTAAAAAACCTTAAATTTAAAAAGCACACAGGAAAATTCTTTGATCCTGAGTTGTTTGCTCAGTTACTTGATGAGTCATATCGTAATACTAAACGAGCAGACGGAGAGATGACAAAGAAGTCATTTAGTCCAAGTTCGTTAGGTTATGGTCATGGTAAGTGTCCTAGATACTGGTACATGGCATTTTCTGGCGCAGTCTTTATTGATGATAACGATGCAGTTGCTGTTGCTAATATGGCACAGGGAACTCAGGCGCATGAGCGACTACAGAAGCTTATTTCTACTATGCCAGAGTGGAGAGCGGAAGAAGAAGAAATTATTAATGAGTATCCGCCTATCAGAGGCTTCATAGATCTTATTATGGAGTACGATGGCGAGACAGTAATTGGTGAAATTAAAACGGCAAAGCAAGAGGTGTGGGATACTAGACAATCAGAGATGAAGCCTACAGACAACCACATGCTACAACTTCTTACCTACATGAAGCTGAAGAATGCTAAAGAAGGATTCTTCCTGTATGAGAATAAGAATACTCAAGAAATCCTGGTTATTCCAATTTCTATGAACGAAAAAAATACAAGGATTATCGAGGAGACCTTTGCCTGGATGTGCGAAGTCTGGGATAATTTTAAAGATGGGGATCTTCCAAAAAGACCTGAAGGTGCTACTAAATCAAAGATGCCTTGCACTTACTGCCCAGTTAAGAAGGAGTGCTACGCAAAGGGTGGACCTGTAGGCACTGTTGAAATTGATTTGTTTTCGGTATCTAATATATGATCTGCGCTAACTCTGAATGTAAAAAAGATTTTGTGCCTAAGACTCACAATCAAAAATACTGTACAGATGAGTGTTGCCGTGTTGCAACCAACAGAAGAATTATGGAAAAGTATTACGAAAAGAAAGCTATTAGGGGCGGTGCTGCAAGGCCTTGCTCAAAATGTAAAGCTCAGTTAAGCAGGTATAACAATTCAATGCTATGCTCAACTTGTGAAAAAAGCATTAATATAGATACTAAAAATAAATTATTTAGGATGATCGATGACGCTAGCTAGTTTGAAAAAGACACAAGCAGATAGAGTTCTTGGAATAGATGCTTCAACAAACTCTATTGCTTTTTGCTTGATGGAAAATGATGTTCCCCTCAAGTGGGGCAAGATTGAACTACATGGTCTTGATATATATGAAAAGATACACGATGCAAAAAATAAAATGCATTCAATGCTTGAAGAGTTAAGATCAGATTATATTGTTGTTGAAGGTGCGGTGTTTGTAAAGTCTGCAGATGCTGTAATTAAACTATCATATGTTTATGGAGTAGTTATAGCAGAGTTGATGTCTACTGGAGCGAAGGTTATTACAATAGCCCCATCCTCTTGGCAGGCATACATAGGCAATAAGAACCCAACCAAAGAAGAGAAGCAGGCAATAAGAGCACTTAACCCAGGCTATGCCGACTCTTGGTATCAAAACAAATTAAGGAACATGAGAAAGCAGAGAACTGCTGACTACTTTAACAGGAAGTATAATTTAAATGTGGTGGATTTTGACGTTGCAGATAGCTTTGGTATTGCACATTATGCTAACAAAGTACTAACAGAGCGATGAAGTTATATCAAAGTAAAGATTGGCTACATAGAAGATATGTGGTTCAAAAGAAAACGGTAACTGAAATTGCCGATGAATGTAAAGTCTCTGCTATGACCATACAGAGATATCTAGAACAGTTTCAATTAATTAGGAGAAGATAATGCTAAAGGCGGTATTTGGAGATGTCAACAATTTTAATTGCAGTGACTTATATTTAAGATCAGTAGGTGCACCAGCAGGTAATAAGATCTGGGGAGCATGCCATGAAATTGCACATATGTTAATTGAAAAGAATATCTCGTACGGCAACTCTGCCCTTGAGCCAGCAAGAATATTTTCAACGGCGGACTCAACAGAGCAATTAAAAGTTCGTATTGATGATAAATTAAATAGGGTAAAGAATAACCAAGGATATGCTGGAGACAACGATATTGATGATTTAATTGGATATTTAGTCCTATATAAGATTGCCAGGGCTAATTCTGATTGACATTTTAGTCGACTGAAAGTATACTGTATTAATGAGCGAAATAGAATTGTCAGAACGTTTTGACAGAATGAATAGGGTAGTTGAAGAACTTCTAAAAGGAAGCACACCCACACAGATTTCCACAATTACAGGAATACAGCGCAAGGAAGTCCTTGAGCTAATCGATGACTGGAAAGACGTTGTCCATAATGATAGCAACATCAGAGATCGTGCCCGAGAAGCCATCTCAGGGGCGGATCAACACTATGCCATGCTTATCAAAGAAGCTTGGAAGACTGTAGAAGATGCAGATCAATCTGGACAGTTAGCAGTCAAATCTGGTTCACTAAAGCTTATTGCAGACATAGAGACTAAAAGAATTGCAATGCTTCAATCAATTGGCGTCCTTGAAAATAATGAAATTGCATCTCAAATTGCAGAAACAGAACGCAAGCAAGACATTCTTGTTAAAATTTTAAAAGAAACTACATCAACATGCCCTAAGTGTAAGATGGAAGTTGCAAAGAGATTGTCCCAAATAACTGGAGTAATCGAGTCAGTCCCAGTAGAGGAAGCCGATGTCGTTTGAGTTTACCGACCTTATCGACATGCTTGATGGAGAGGAGTTCGATGAGAAACCAGTCGATCTTAAAACGTTTGTTAGAAGTCCAGAATACCTTGGGCTTCCAGAACTTTCCGACTATCAGTACACGCTTATCGAAAAAAGCTCGCAAATTTATAAAGACTCAACCCTTATCAAATTATTTGGAGAAGAAGAAGGAAGAATAAGATTTAAGCAAACTGCAAATGAAGTAGTTGCTCAGCTTGGCAAAGGTTCAGGAAAAGATTACTGCTCAACAATTGCAGTTGCCTATATAGTATATTTACTATTGTGCTTAAAAGACCCAGCCACATATTACGGAAAGCCTCCAGGAGATAGCATTGATATCATTAATATTGCTATTAACTCTCAGCAGGCAAGCAACGTATTCTTTAAAGGATTTAAAACAAGAATTGAAAAGTCCCCTTGGTTCGCAGGAAGATACACAGACAAAGCAGCAGAAGTTAAGTTTGATAAAGCAATAACAGTACACTCAGGCCACTCAGAGCGTGAAGCCTGGGAAGGATATAACGTTATCGTTGTTATCCTAGATGAGATTTCTGGCTTTGCAATTGAAAATACAACAGGGCACGACCAAGCAAAAACAGGTGCGGCTATATATGACATGTATCGTGCATCAGTAGACTCTCGTTTTCCAGACTTCGGCAAAGTTATTTTGCTTTCATTCCCCAGATACAAAAACGATTATATTCAGCAAAGATACAATGCCGTCGTAGCTGACGTTGAAACAGTTGTTCGTGATCATCGGTTTAAGATGGATGAAGATCTACCAGATGGAACAGTAGGAAATGAGTTTGAGATTCAATGGGAGGAAGACCATATCCTTTCATATAAAATTCCTAGAGTATACGCTTTAAAGAGACCAACTTGGGAAGTTAATCCAGTAAGAAAGATTGATGACTTTAAGGTTGCATTTTTTACAAACCCTACGGACGCTTTATCACGTTTTGCATGTATGCCACCTGATGCAGTTGATGCATTCTTTAAGTCAAGAGAAAAGGTTGAGAAGGCTTTTAATAAAGCCCACCTAGCAGTAGATAACTTTGGTAGATTAGAAGAATGGTTTATACCAGATCCAGATAAAGAATACTTTATACACGTTGACCTTGCTCAAAAACATGACCACTGTGCAGTTGCAATGGCTCACGTTAACAAATGGGTTAACATAAAAGTAACAGATACCTATTCACAGCCTGCACCAATTATTGAGATAGATGCAGTAAGATTTTGGACACCAACAAAAGATAAGTCTGTAGACTTTACAGAAGTTAAAGACTATATTCTTTCATTAAAAACACGAGGATTTAAAATTCGTGTATGTACCTTTGACAGATGGAATTCACATGATATGATGCAACAACTAAAACAATACGGCATCAATACAGAAATTCTGTCTGTCGCTAAAAAGCATTACGATGATATGGCAATGGTTGTTGCCGAAGAAAGAGTAGTCGGACCACACATACCATTGCTTATAGACGAGCTATGCCAGCTTAGAATTATGAGAGACAAGGTTGACCACCCAAGAAAAGGCTCTAAGGACTTGGCGGACGCAGTGTGCGGATCAATTTATAATTCAATAAGCAGGAGCAAATTTGATTCCAATCAGGAAGTTAATATACACACCTATGAGTCAATGAGTTACGACAATGATTTTGGAACAGAGGCAGACGGAGAAACAAATTCTTATAATATGATTAGGGCTCCGAGAATGCCAGAAAATTTAAAAGACGCAATGGACAGGATGCAAATAATATGAGCACGTATCAAGAAAAAGCAAAAGAATGTAAGTGCTGTGGAAAACACGTACCACTACCCACTGTATTAAAAGAATATAATGGAATAGTTCTTTGCCCGACTACATTTTCTAATGTAATCGAATATAAAAGAATATGGAAACTCGCTGGCCACAGGCCAATGGGTAACATAAGAAAACATTTTTCAGATTATGTTCAGCAAATAGTAGAAGAAACTATTGACAAAAATGAAGACGGCACGTTATAATAGACAACTAGGCAACAATAGCTTAGTTGGTTAAAGCCCCGAACTCATAATTCGGTAATCGTAGGTTCAAGTCCTACTTGTTGCACAGGGAGACAATATGACAGAAGACGAAGCAAATGATGCAAGGCTTGCATACTACTTAGAAATAGGTGCCGTAAGTTTTGAAGGTGTTGATGAAAGCGGAGAAATAATTTATTCAATTAGTGATAGTGCAAAAGAGTTGGCTCCAGAGCTTTGGCAATCACATATAGAATATGTAGATAAGTCTTTAATGGATTTGTATGAAAAAGGTCTTGCCCATATTGAGTACAATGAAGATTTAGAAGCAATTATTAGCTTAAGCCCAGAAGGCCAAAAGCTTGCAAAAGAAATGGGATTGATTGAAATGGATCTGGATCGAGATATTCCAAATGATTAGTCTATGCCTTCGTAGCTCAGGGGATAGAGCGAGACTCTTCTAAGGTCTGCGTCGCAGGTTCGATTCCTGCCGAGGGCACAATGCGGATGTTGCATATTGGTAGTGCCTCTGCCTTCCAAGCAGAAGGGGTGAGTTCGATTCTCATCATCCGCTCAAATAAAAAAATGCTATACTAATCATAAGCAGTACAAAAAATAAGGAGAACAAGATGAACGTTTTAAAAAAGCTTAAGGATTTTTTTGGAGTTAAAGAAGATGTCTATTCTGTAAACATAGATGAGATTTTAGCACCAGCCAAGAAGGCTGCCAAGAAAGCTCCAGCAAAGAAGGTAGCCAAGAAGGCTCCTGCAAAAAAGACAGCTAAAAAGGCACCAGTCAAGAAGGTGGCTAAGAAAGCGCCAACTAAGAAGGCTAAGTAATGTTTGAGTACTA